CGCCCACGCCGCCGGAGCCGGAGACACCACCAGCGGGTAAGGATGATGGGAGGGGAGCCAAGCGGAAGCAAGATTGGGTGGCCCTCAGGGAACTGACAGTTTCGATATGGGAGGCCAGCGGGAGAACTCTAAAACACGCCGAAATATATGACCATGCTGATTATCAGGAAGCCCTGAGCAAAGGAAAAACCGTAACACGGGAGTACGTCATAAAGCACCAAATCAGACCCGCAATCAATGAGAAGCGTGAAGTAAAGGTGAAAACAAAAAATCCCAGCAAGCCCACCAATAAGCGCAAACTGAGCCTTAAGCGTGTTGGTGATAATATTAAAATGACAAAAGGTAGGAAATAGAGCCTGATGGTAGCTTTTAGGTAGGAAAATACCAAAAACTTACCTGAAAATTCAAACCCCGTTTTATCGAAAGGGTTTACAGAACCGCAAAAAGGTAGGAAATTAGGTAGGTTTTTGCCTGAATTATATACCTGTTGCATGGTTGGCTAAATAAGGCACACTGGTTTTGGCTTTCAAGTTTTTGAATGGTGCAAACCGTTCGGAGCTTGAGGGCCATTTTTTTTTGGTTGAAGCCGCCAACAACATCTTGAAGAAGGATTTGCCATGAAGATTAAAAGGAATAAGGCTTTACAGGGGGAAGTCGCCATTTCTGATAAGACCAACTATCAGATCGAATTAGAGGCCGACCTTCCGCTTACAAAGTTAAGCCGGATAATCCACGATGCCGCACAACCAAGCGAAGCCGAAATGGAGGGAATTGCGCGTGCCTTGGATGTTCCTGTGCATAGTGTTTTTAATTCTCACGATACGGTCCCCGCATGAAGACTACCAAAGCCCTGCCCTCCGATGCCGCCTTCTTAGAGAGCCTACCCGAACCGCGCCCGATTATGTGTACGCGGCAGGAATTGCCGAAGCTGTTCCCAGGCAGAACGGCTCGTACTTGGGCAAATATGGCCCATCGCAAGGAAGGACCCAGATTTTTCCGGAAGGGGAAGCAGACTTGGTATCTGGTTTCAGAAGTTATCGAGGATATTTGTCAAAATCCGATTCAAACAAGCAATGGAGGAAATAGTGAATCTTAACTTTTTAAGGAATAAAAAATGGAATCTGCAAAACGACAATGGCCCGCCCATCGTAGGAATGGAGCGGACCGAAGACAAAGATATTTCTAAAGGCCTTTTTACTTTACCAAAAAACACCACCAGCAGTCAATCCTCCCACAAGTCAAAAATTGGGCAGTCGATTTACTGGCGGAATCCCTTTTCGACAACGGGAATTCCCTCGAACATCGATTGGCAGTCGCCTTTTGGAAGAAATCGGGAAGGAGGCTTCGGAGTTTATGAACATTGATAAAACGAAACTCAAAGCCGCCATCCCCATTGATGAATATTATCAAAGTGAATTAGGTCCACCGGCTAAGACTAATCAGAATCATTGGATTTATTTTTGCTGTTTCCACAGTGACGAAAAAAGGCCGAACTTGGTTGTCTATCGTGATGGCGGGTTCAAATGCTTCTGCTGTGATGTCGCGGGTAACGTATTTGAATTTTACCGAAAGCGACACAACCTTTTATTTCTGGAAACGTTGACCGTGCTTGCTAAAAGATATGCCCCTGAGTTAATCCCCAACAATAATAAGGGACAACCGCAAAAAATCGTTGCCGAATATTCTTACCTAGATGAATCTGGGAGATTGTTATATCAGGTTATCCGGTATGAACCAAAGGATTTTAAACAGCGAAGACCGGATGGTGATGGCGGCTGGATTTGGGGCCTTGATGGTACTCGGCGTGTTCCTTACAAACTGCCAGAATTAATTGCAGGCGGTAATCCCGTTTTTGTGCCCGGCGGCGAAAAGGACGTTGACACTTTGGTCAGTCACGGATTTGAGTCCACAACCAATAGTGGCGGCGAGGGTAATTGGAAGCCGGAGTTTAACGAATACCTGCAAGACCGAGATGTGACGATACTTGAAGATAACGATGATAAGGGACAGAAGCACGGACAGGTTGTATCACAGAATCTACTGCGGGTCGCCAAGTCCGTCAAAATCGTTCGGTTTCCTGAGCTTCCAAAGCACGGTGATGTGTCCAATTACTTAGAAAATCATACGCCGGATGAATTCCTTAAATTAGTCGAAACCGCTCCCGCGTTTAAAGGGGATTACCCGGCCTACTTCAACGAGTGTCCACCCGTTAAGCCAACTACCCCATCCGACAAACCAGACAAGAATGATGGTGTCGAAAAAGAAAGGTTAACACAGAGCAAAATCCTAATTGAACTGGCGGGGTGCTGTGAGTTGTTTCATAACCCCGAATCAGAGACCTTTGCATCAGTTACGATTGACGGCCATGAGGAAACTTGGCCGATCCGCTCTAGGGGTTTTAAACTTTGGTTATTGAATCGTTTCTATCAGCAGCAGGCTAAAGCACCTGGAGCCCAGGCCCAGGCCGATGCAATGGGAGTTCTGGAAGCTAATGCACAATTCGATGGACCGGAGCATCCCGTTCATGTTCGCATCGCCGGGCATGAAGGAAATATCTATCTTAATATTGGTGACGACCAATGCCGTGTGGTCGAAGTCACCCCGGACGGCTGGGAAATCATAACAAAAAGCCCAGTTAAGTTTATCCATCCTAAAGGTTGCCTCCCGCTACCTGTTCCAGAAACCGGCGGTTCAGTTGATGATTTAAGGTGTTTTGTAAATATCGAAGACGAGGATGGGTGGAAATTGTTTGTTGCTACCCTAATTGCTGCCTTCAAACCTACAGGGCCATATCCGGTCACTGTTCTACAGGGTGAGCAGGGCTCATCCAAATCAACCGCCATGCGCTTAAAGCGGGCTCTTATTGACCCTAATGTCGCGGCGCTGAGGACATCGCCAAGGGAAGCCCGCGACCTGATGATTTATGCAAAAAACTCGTGGCTACTTTCATTCGACAACCTATCGAAAATTCCAGACTGGCTAGCGGATAGTTTTTGCCGACTGGCGACAGGTGGCGGCTTCAGCACGCGTGAATTGTATTCAAATAATGAGGAAAATATTATCAGTGCAACACGGATAATTGACCTGAACGGGATTGAGGAAATTATAACCCGTGATGATTTACTTGACCGATGTGTTTTTATTCGTCTTCCTTCTATCTCCGAAAGCAAACGTAAGGATGAGGAGAGCTTTTGGGCAGAGTTTCATGAGGCACAACCGCGAATTTTGAGCGGGTTGCTGGATGCGGTGGCCGTGGCTTTAAAAAACCACCCACACGTCAAACTGGAATACAATCCGCGCATGGCAGATTTCGCCCGATGGGTGGTAGCGGCTGAACCCGAGTTAGGATGGGAACCCGGATCATTCTTGAAGGCTTATGCCAGTAACAGGGCATCGGCGGTCCAAATGGGTCTCGAGGCAAGCGCGGTTGCTCAAGCCATCGAAACTATGACGGAGACGGTTCCAGAATGGCAAGGGACCGCTACCGAACTTCTGGACCAGTTGGATAAGGTGGCATCGGAAAAGGTTCTTAGAATGAAGGAATGGCCCAAAAGTCCATCGGTCCTAGCAAACAAATTGAGACGGCTTGGCCCAGCCATGCGAGCCATTGGCACGGAAATCTATTTCGACCGGGAGGGACACAAGCGTAAGAGAATCATTGAGATTAGAAAAATAAAGGGAAACGCCGTCCTCACCATCCGCAATGAAGACAATAAAGATAAAGATATTAAAAGCAACAATTTAGATGCGGACGATGATGCCGACGCTATGCGGACGGCGGACGACAGCACACAAACGCCGTCCGCAACGCTGTCGGCACTTAATTATATGAAAAGTAATGGAAAGGACGACGCGGACGACGCGGACGACGAATTTCCATTGTTTTCTAATCCGGGGCTGGAGGGGTCGGTATGAGACCTCGAACTTTACTCGATGACCTCCGGCGGCTTGGTTTCACCCTTTGGCTTGAAAACAACAAAATCCGGTTTAAGGGAACGCGGGACCCGTTGACCCCAGAACTGTTGGCCGAGCTGAAATCCAACAAGCCCGATCTGATCCGGATTCTGGAAGACGAAAACCCCGCGCCGTATAAAACCCGATTTGGGGATTTGGCAATTCCATTTGACAGTGACCCGAGATACCACTGGTGGAAGCCGGGGGGCCGAAAGCCCTCTGAGGTCCGGGAAGAATTAAAGCGGTTGGTGAATTGATGAAAAACAAAAAAAAGACCATAACAGCTACGAAATAGCTAAAAACTTTTTTGGTTTCATCGGAGATGCCGAATCAAACGAAATGAGCGAGCATGGCGAAGAAAAAGCAGACGGAGGCTAAAATCATGTGGGAACGCAGCAAGACCTATGGCCCGGTCAGCGAGCAGATGGCGGTCATCGGATCGATCCAGATGGAATTGACCCGGTATTGCCTTGAGCGAAACGAGGGCAACCCGTCGCGCAAAGCCCTGGCACATCTGGCGGCCCTAAATCAGGCAGTCGTCAAGGCGGTTCGGAGCGTGAGTAATCCGGACCACGATGACAATTACCAGGACCTGCGGAACTTCACCACCATTGCGGAGACAGTAATTCGTGGCGAGTAAAAGTCCAACAGACAAACAAAAGCTCTTCGTGGTCGCCTACGTCGCCAAGCCCAACGCCACGAAGGCCGCAAAGACGGCGGGTTACAGCGAGAAGACCGCCTACTCGCAAGGCCAGAGGTTGTTGAAGAATGTTGAGATCCGGAAGGCAATCGACCAGGGCATGGAGGCCAAGCACAAAGAAATCAAAATGCAGGGCGTTAAGCTGATTCAGAAGATCGAACAGATCGTCCTGGACGCTTGTAAAAAAGGGTCGGACGAGTACAACGGCCACGTCGCGCTCAAGGGCATTTACTACCTGGGCCGGGAACAGAAGATGGAATTCGCCACCGAACGCCACGGGATCGTTGAACATGGGGACATCGCTGAAACCATGCGCCAAGGCCGGGAACGCGCCGCCAAAAGAAACCGCCCTCGAGACTGACGAAAAGCTAAGAATTGAACTCTAGGCGAAGGATTTTCGCCAAGGAATACCTGGTCGATATGAACGCGACCCAGGCCGCCATCAGGGCCGGTTACAATGGGGATATCCGAGTAAAAGATTTCAATCAATTTTAATAATTTAAAAAATGGAGCCAATCATGAAAATATTTTATGTTGAATTTGTGGGGGAGTGGTTTTTTAGTAATGGCTACGAAGCAAATTCAAAAGAAGAAGCTATAGAACAGGCACTTCAAGATGTGCGTCAGGAGGCTTTTCCGTTTGGCCTTGTAATTATGGAGCAATACGTAGATGATGAAAAAAGTGATAGGCCTATAGAAGCAATAGAGTGACCTTTGCCCTGCCCATAATCCCCCCCTTCACGGCACCATTTGATCAATTTTGTTTAAGTGACTCAAAATCTAACAAATATTGACAATTTCAGCAAGGCGAAGCATATTGAGGTCAATAAATAGAAGGTTTTATGGCCCTCTTCATCCCCCACAGATGCCCGAAATGCTTTGAGAGCGTGACGCTGATACAGCCACAGCATGAGCAGAATACCACTGGTGGTCTGGCGGTGAATAAACTCTTCCAGAGGCGTTAATACCTAACTAAAGGCTTTTTCCCATGGCGCGACATACTCTTTTTCAGTCAGTTTTTTCATCAATGATCTCTTTTCAAACTTGGTTATTAACTTCAACGTGATCAGCAAACCCGGCACCTGCT